GTGGTGGTTGTTTTGTGAGTTTTTCTTTCTCTGGTCAGACTGTCTAAGGAGGATCGTCAGTTCCCCGGGCAGAATCGCCTACGAATAGAGATCATGGGGCGGAAACCCATGGTCCAAAGAATCCGTTAAGATCCAGCGGACGATATCTAACTAGCTATTCGTTGTCCTGCCTGACTGCAAAGCAGCCCTAAAGGACTGCTCTTGGCCTTACTTCGGGCCATTGGATTCCATGTAAGTCAGCTAATTGACATGGGACCTTGATCGAGTAACGTTCATAATAGTCCGACCAAACAGGCGGGATTATGTCACTGATCAGTGTAAGAGGAAAAGGTTGAATTTTCTTTATATTCCTAATGTATTCCTCTATTTTTAGTTGTCTCTCGATGGGTAGATTGTAAAGTTGTTCGACCAACAACCTCGTGCCGGGCCCCGGCGGGACCAACAGCCGGTTCTTCTGAAAGTAATCGAAACTTTTCTGTATCATTTCCATCTCATACAAGCAAAAGGCCTTGCCTCCTTGTGATCGAATCCACGACATGTGGTCCACTCCAGCAGTGAGCTCGCACATCTTGTAAGCATATTCGGATAAAATAGGACACGACGGATACTGGTAAGCCAACGACAGCGCTTTGGCTCTAATAAGAGCCTTATGCACATGTTCTTTGGATCTGGCATACCTAGCCGTCGTCCATCCGAATGAAACAAGTTCCTGTATTGGGTCTGTAACGTTTGTCTTCTCATTAAGATCAAACACCATGCCACAAAAGGAAGCGTGATTAATATCATTAAATTTGATCATTTTGACCGAAAGCCCAAATGATTCAAACATGGCCGTTTCCAACTCCGGCCCGAGCATAACAAATAGGCCGTCATCACCTTCTATGACGCCTTTAACGGATGTATTCCCGTTTTGCTCACACAAATACAGCATGAACATGAGATTTGAGAAGCCGTTGCTCAATGAGGTGTCCATCTCACCACTCATTCTCTTACCCTTGATTTCTATTGAAAAATTTTTAAAAAGGATTAAATTGGGGCACAAATATTTGGCTTTGGCCACCAATGCTATAAATGCATCTCCTTCCGGCAATTTTGAAACCATGAACCTGATCAACTCCATTTCGCAATCATCCATCATTTGGGGATCGAAGTGAGCTTCGAATGAGGTGTAATCGGTCGTGACATATATGGCCCCAACCCGATACAATAGATCGATGATATAATCTGGTCTCTGGTCAATTGGAATTTTCTTAATGAACCAAGGCAGTGAGAATAATTGGTCGGAGATCAACTTAAAGATCGGTCCGACTGCACACTTAAACTCATCAGTACGGGAATTGATTGCTCTAGCATGCTTGTAGGTTGGATAACACTCATCTTTGATGAAACTCTTAACCTTGAGATACCTCTCAGCGTTCGTATTGGATTCAAGAATGTGCAGATCAACACAAGCCTTGTCCCATTTTTGTTGCAATTCTTCTTTCCTCTTTTGAGTGTAAGGTGACCCTTCGAGCCATGTTTTTTGACTTGTATCAGAGTCGAAGGGTAAAGGTGTTAAGTTTTCTTCGCACCATTTACTGACGAAGGACCTAAAATTAGGTCTATGTTTATTTGAATTTGGTATTTTTCTGCAAAACCTATACATCGCGCCCGTTGCAGAAGTTATGGTGTCGGATGGGTCCACATGTGGTAGACACGCACCTTCGACATGGCATCCTAACGATGCCAATACTACAGGTCTAGATTTGTCCTTCTGGATTCTAGATTTTTTCATTTTGAAGGACGGGTCCATTTCAATGATTACATCTCCATTGATGAACTTGCCATCCTTAAGTGCCGGAACAATTTCCGACTCATTTTCCCTGTATCCATAACAGAGGCGCCTGTCAATACCTAACAGGCGGGCGCGAGGACGTTTCCCAGCCTTGAGAAAACGCCAGCCGATATTCTTTTGTACCGCACATAATTTTTAACAAATAAAACAGTGTCAATTAAAAGATTATTGGCTAAATTGCAGTGCATCGGCACATTAACAGAATGCATGTTCCTAAAAAACATGTCGATTTTAGAATCGATAGTATCCATAGGTTCCGAAACATTGACTAGACTTGGAGTTGACATAGCTTCGGCAACCAAAGCCATCGAGACATTGATCTGTTTTGACTGATAGACCTCATCACGGCCGACTTTTAAATCATAAACACGGACCACGGGGTCTACATGGACCAACTTGCCTAGTGAGACCGACATTCCCCTGCCATCAACGTCAGGTGTCTTGATCCTGTGGCTGAACTGGAAATCAACGTACTCTCGCTTTATTTGTGGGAACGTTTTCCAAAGTTCATAACATATCGGGCGGATTGACGGAAAGAGTTTCGAGGGTAGAAATGAGGCGAACTCAAAAAACGGTCTCCTCCTAAAACAAAATACACTCTCTTTTTCTGAGTACCTTTCTAACATCATTTCTCCAACCTGATTCAAATATTCTATCAAAGCAGGGTCACTTAACACTGTATAGTGCAAGTTCCGTGACCAGTCCTGTTCTGGCCCAAGGTCAACCTTTTTCTTCTTGCGGAAAATGGTGAGAACTTTGTCTCCAATCAACATTTTCTTGGGCCCTCTGACCAA